TTAATGTAAACGCAGCTTCTTTATCATCAATAGATTGAACACCGGTATTTAATTCTTCGCTTGAGTATTCCCAACGAGTTACTCTTAATTTATATACTGGTAGATTAGCTAACTGAAAGAAAGGTTGTTGATCTTCTACAAACAATATCTCAAAAAAACTGTTCATTAAAGGCATATAAATTATATCGCCTTCGTTTGGTCGACCTTGTGCAATTAATGTAGTACGAGAACTTACCAATTCTTCAAATCTTCGTTTAGATATCATAAATGTAGTATCTTCACGTATTTCTAAACCAAATTTATTAATGATTTCTTGTTGTCCTAAAAAACCTTCTGTAGTTTCAAAATAAGCTTCTAAAGGAAATGCACTTTTGAATTTACTTGCAACATCTTCACCAAGAATAATATCTTTATTTACCAAAGTTCTTGGCATATAATAAATTAAATTTCCGTATATTTTTAATCCTTCTATAATTAAATCTTCGTGTAGTCTTTGTTCGGCAAGATTACCTATTCCATTTCCCGACTGAAAATATGGATTCATTACAACCATACATTATCCTATCATAAATGTTGGAGATATTTCGTATGAGTCTCTTAATTCTTTTTCTAGTTTTTCAATATCTACCTGTGCTTCTGTAAATAATTTTTCTCCATTTAATGTAACTCCTCCTAACATAGTTACACCACCAAATTTTGATAAGTTTGAACCCCACTGTCTCTTGAATTGAGCAGTTACATATCTTTTTAACCAAATATCATTATATACATCTGTAAAAGTATTAGGGTCTAATTTACGATAACACTCAATAACTAAAAATTCATTTACTGCTAAATCATTGGTCCAATCCATATCAATATATAATCTATTATCGTGCTGTTGAAATCTTATAGGTTTCATACCAACTAGAATCATATCTAAAAAATCTAAATGTCTTAACACCATATCATAGTTGATAATTGATGTTGAAGCAAAATCATAAAGGTCATTTAAACGTAATTGATATCTTACGTCAAACATGTTTAAATTTGCTTTGTCTGAAAAAGGCAGTACGTTAACAACAGATATGACTGTTTCTGGAACCACGATATAATTATTAGCTTCGTACCATGTGGTTGTAACACCATTTTTAGTGGCCACTTCTGTAGTAGGAGTAGATGCTTTTAATCTTGTTTTATCAGCATCTGTTAATTTGTATTTAAGATATGTTCTACGAATACCATCATAATGATATTGTGAATAGAATTGCAAACTCTCATCTAAACGATCTTCTAATTGATCGTTATCCACGTTAATTTCTATAACGGGTTTACCTAATGATCGTAAAGCGTATTGTTTTAATGTTTCTCTTGTTGCTGGAGTGGCCATAATCTCTACTATTTATAATAAACAATTAATGATTATTTGTTTTCTATTTTAGTTTCCCAAGACATTATAATATTTTAAACTTGATATTCAACCCAAGATAAAGTTTGTTCATTCCACGTATAAGCTTTTCCGTCAGACGGATAAGGAATTGGAGATTCCCACAACCAAGTTTGATTACTTAATGTCCAAGAAGGATAAGGTTGTGGTGCGTAAAATACATCATTTGTTCTATCATAAATATAGCCAATACCAGCAAAATTTCCTCTTAAAGGAGTTCCACCTAATAAATGTTTATTACCTAGTGTATTATAAGAAGTTTGAATCCATTCACCTGGTGAACTATCTACAAATGTTTTAAAAAAATCTTCTTCAGCTACTATTACGTTAACTACTATTCCGTTATTTACTTTTGCATAATGTGACATAATTTATCCTGTGTAAGTTCCTGATGCTTTAAATATTAAAATTGTATTAGATCCATTTGTTGTAACTGTAGGTGACCCTGTATAAGTTCCTGAATAATTTGTTGTTGGTATACTTAAAATAACACAACCTGATCCTCCTTGAGAACCAGTATCACCAGGAGCATAATAATTTCCTCCGCCGCCTCCTCCACCTGTATTAATAGTTCCTGCAGTACTCGTAAAAATTCCGTTATTCGCACCCCTACCACCTCCTCCAAGTCCTCCAACTCCGACAACACCACCTGCATAATTCGATGCACCACCACCTCCTCCAGAAAAATAAACAGATCCTCCACTAACTTGTCCAATTGAATTAGTTGTTGCTATTCCAGTTGTAATTAAAGAAGTTGTTAAACCTACTCCACCATTTCCACCTTCATTTCCATTTACGGAAGCTGATCCTGCGGCTCCTGCACCACCTCCTCCACCACCTGCTGACGCATTATTTGTTCCTCCAATTGCACCTGCATTTCCTTGACCAGAAGTTCCTGACCCAGAATTTTGGTATACACCTCCACCACCAGAACCCCCAGATAATGCTGCGTTGCCAGTACTTCCTCCTCCACCACCACCAACTGCAGTAGTTAATGATGTCATTGAAGAATTGCCACCTAATCCTCCAGCTTCTCCATTACGAGGAGTGACACTTGCTGTTCCACCTGCGCCTACAACTATTGTGTAAATTAAACCAGTTAATAAATTTGTCGTAGAACTAAGTAATCCTCCAGCGCCACCACCTCCAGAACCAGCACCATTAGTTGTTGCGCCACCTCCCCCACCTCCTGCTACTATTAAATAAGAAATTTGATAACTAGCAAATAATGTTAAATTTCCTGCGTTAGCTGCTGCAGAAGCAACCCATCCTTGCGTTGCATCTACATAAGTTAAAATAACTGATTCTCTTTTTTGAGTTAAAGATAAATTAGTTGCTGCACCATTTATATTTAAACCATTACAATTAAGTGTAACAACATTAGTTCCAAAAGTTCCTGCGTAATCTAATAATATAATTGTATCTCCAACAGATGGAGAAGCAGGAAGTGTTACTGTGAAAGCAGCTGAAGTTGTATTTAAAGGATAACCTCTGCCAGCGACAGCAGTAAATCCTGTTGTTTGAACCGACTGCCAAGATGTTGAACCAGCAGATCCTGTGTAACCTAAATTTCCTTGTGAACCTGTATATCCTATTGAACCGGCTGAACCTGTGTAACCGTTTGTACCGGCCGATCCTGTATAACCATCATTACCTTTTGAGCCTGTATAACCGATATCACCTTTAGAACCTGTGTAACCTATTGAACCTGTATATCCAGCAGTTAAAGGTTGTAACTCCCAAGCATTTCCATTAAATTTCCATGTTTTGCCACCTAGTGTATAGGTATCGTTTGTGTTAGCTGGACTTGGAAAATTGATAGCTGGCATTTTAGTTTAATTTAAAAACCTATAATTTTAATTATTGTATATATTTATAAAAAAAAATATACTAATTATTAGTAAATTAAACGTATATTTAACAACAAATACAAAGGTTTTTACTTTACTTTCGCATCAGTTTCTAAATTTCTCCAGAACTCTTAATTTTTATATTCTTCAGAGTTTAGAAATATTTTTTCAATTTCTTCAATACTTTTATTTAAATTTAGATAATTTTGTAAACCTTCATTATCAGGATTTCGTTTGAGTATTTTTTTATATAGATTCGATATACTAATGTATTTTTCAAATAAAGCTTCATAATTTGAAATGACAACATTATTTTTTAATTCAATATTTGTATAATTTCCGTCATAAAATTCTTTTAATAATGAACCATCTGGAGGGTTGTTTTTATCAATGTTATGTTCAGATAATTGAGAATGCCATATGTGAGATATGTAAGAATTTACAATCAAAGATTTGGCCGTTTGTTTTAATTTAGCATCAATAAACAAATTAAACTGATGAGTTTCTATTGAGTAAATTTTTTCTATTGATACAACATGCTCAATTAAATTTTGATCTAAAACAAATTTGGTAAGTAAGTTTGGACCAATATCTCCCCATTGAGGTAAATTATAATTATAATACTCACATATAGCTTTCATTTGATTGAAAAACTTTGATGATATATCATAATCAGCATAAATTGCTGCAGTGTTAACCGATAACTGATTAGAGTTCTGTAATCCAGCAACAAATGGTTTGTTTTTTCTAAGTTTTTTAAATTCTTCTGAAGATTTTAAACAATAACAGTCTGTATCAAACCACCAACCACCAAATTTATTAATGACATGCCACCTGAATATATCTGCAAAACCAGCTGTAGTTGTATAAAATTCTTTTAAACCATCGGTAATTTTAAAATATTGTTGTTTGTATTTTGTTAGATATTCCTCTGAAAATAACAATCTAGCATCATAAGATTCTGCTCCATCCACCTGTATATTGGTATATGACCAAATTCTTGTATCAAATCCTTGCTTAACAAATGACTGAATACAAACTTTTTCTAAATTAGTTAATTCACCGTGCCAAAATAAATGTGCTATTTCTTTATTCATTGTGGCACATTTAATATTTTATATTCGTCAGATCGTAACAATATATTTTTAATTTCATCTATTGAAAAGTTGCTATAGTGATAATTAGTTAATCCTTCCATATCAGCTTCTCTATTTAATATTGTTTTGTATAAATGTTTGATCGACCTTAATCTATTCATCTCGTTGATTATACCCAGGCCATGACCTCGATTCATTTGCAAATTATAGTTTTTAAACAATTCTTTAAATTGCTGAGATTCAATTATTTGATTTTTACAAAATAAAATATTGTATTGATGGGGATATTCATAATCACGCAAGACAGGAATAAATCCATATTGTGATAATAATAACTTAATATCTATATCTAATTTTTGATTTTTCCACAACTCTTTATTTTCAACTTCTATTTTTATAATATTTACATTGGATAAAATATTAGAAGCTCCTTCTAAAGCTTGATAACTGGCACCTTCTAAATCTATCCACATGGCCACAGAATCTTGATTGTTAATTTTATTCAAAAAATAACTATCTAAAGTAACAGACGGCATAGTAACATTTTCATAGATTACGTTGTCATTGTTACGAAACAATAACGAATCATTTCCTTTTATTTTAGAAACTTTAACTCCGTTTACTTCGGTGTGTATTTTAAAAGTTATCTCATCAATTTTATTAGATATAGCAACATTTAAATAATTTACTGTGGTATTATCAAATAATGATTTAAATTTGTTATAGTTATAGGGGTTTGCCTCAAATGCAAATATTTCAGCATTAGGTAAAACTTTTTGTATATGTCTTGAAGTTTGTGCATCAAATGCTCCAACTTCAACAAATTTATTACACGGAAATATTTCTGTAACCAATTTAAAAAATATTTCATCAAGCAACTTTACTGATTTTTGTGATGTTTCATTTATAAAATCATCATAGTTAGGCGTGTAGAGGCAATGATTATGTATCAATGCGTCATATCTAGCATCACTAAGAAATTGTCGATTCATACTTTTTTGATGATGAATAACATATTCTTCTGGTAATACAATAAAAGAATAACCATCATATAACTGAAAAGTTTCGTGAACTCTGCCTACCCATCGTCCTTTTGTTTTATTGACAACTCGCACAGAATATGTAAGCACAACAATTCTGCCGTCTATTTCAAATTTTAATTGTTTTTCATGTTTATTTTTTACCGATGAATACCCTATACAATATTTGTTTAAATCTTCAAAAGTTAACGTTGCATCACCTATGTTACTGCCAAACTCGCTTATTTCGTGTATTCGAAAACCACCAATATTATCCTCCACATTGTTTAATTTTTCACATATTAATTCGCTAGTTTTTTTAGAGTACCATTCGTCTGCGTCGGCAAGAATTACCCAATCGTGTTTACACAGACTTAGCGCATAATTTCTTTGCATTGAAAAGTCATTTGGCCAAGGATTGACCACAACATTACAACCTAATCGCTTGCATATTTCAACCGTTTTATCATGGCTGCCGCCGTCAACAACTACAATGTCCTCTATCAACGTTATCTTTTTTAAACTCAGAATTGCTCGTTCAATATACTGTTCTTCGTTTAACGTTATAATACAAGCACTTACTTTCATATAATTTCTTTATTTTTTAATTCTTCTAATCTTTTCAATCTTCTTCTTTTTTTTTCTTCTGGTGTCATATCATTGGCTCCTGGTATTAAAGAAAAAAACTTATCATCACTATAAAGTGACCATTCATCATATTTTCTTTTGCCAGTTATACCAATATTATGAATAAATCTTTTTTTAATTTCAGGATTTAAAAAAGTACAGTTAGGATCAGATTGTATACCACTTATGCCATATTTTTCATTTAAATTTAAAAAATTAATTTTTATTGTATTTAAAGTTCTTCCTATAGCATAACCATCAAAAAATTGACCAAAATTGTTAAATTGTTTTGATTCCATATATAGAGACTTTAATTTTTGAACAAATACTTTTTTATCCTTATGGTTTATATTAAAAATAATAATTCCAGTTTCAATATGTTCCTCATCATCTTCTTTTTGGCAAGCTATAAAATTTTCACCAATTAAATTTTCTGGCCAATTTAAAAAGTCATCGCTTAAAAATTCACAATCGGCATCCAACCATATTAAATAATCAACGTCAGTATGTACAAGCTCATGTAATATTACAAAACTTTTATAACTAAATTTTACAGCTAATTCTTTATTATAGTTATTGTGTGTCGATTCTTTTCTATAAATTTTTTCCCATTTATTTCTTAACGGTATTTCTTTTTCATATTCAAAAAATTTTATCTTTTCATTATTTTTTAAAATATTTTCATAAAAACTATCTACATAAACATTAGCTGTTATATTACTAAAAATATTTGTTTTTTCTATAAAAGAATTAATCCAATTTTTTCCATAAACGTGGTATCCATTTTTTGAAAAAGTAGTTATAAATTTAATTTGTTTCATTTTTAAAAAAATATTTTTTTTGTTTATTTCTCCAGTGACTATCTTCCCAAACATTTTCATTGGTATTATGATGAACAAAGCTGTTTTTAGTTTGAAACGGTGTAAAAGCATTATCTTCTAAATTAAACATTTTAATTTTTTTATTGTTGATATTATTATTTATATATTTTTTAATAGCAACATTAAAACATCCAGCGCCAAAGTCTTGTATTGGTGTAGGTGAATTTTCATTTAAAAAATCTTTAGATTTGTAATAATATAAAAATTCCTCTAGCACTAAATAAAAAGATTCATGTTTTGGAGAAACAGCAAAACAGAAATTACCAATATCACCTGTAGGATATTCAGCGCTAACAATCAAATCATATTTTTCTATATATTCGTTTAATGATTTTATACAACGTGTATCTAAATCAGCATATATTCCTCCATATATATATAATATAGCAACTCTCCATACATCAGATTTCATAACGCCAAACGGCAAATCATTATACATTTTTGCAAAATCATCATTAAAATTATCTTTTACAAATTGTTCACATTTTTTATCATTCATATAATACCATTCATAACCATTATGAAAACTCAACCAAGATTTAATATATTCTACCGACTTTTGTGGAGGATAATCTGATTTGTATGTTTGCCAAATAACTTTAGGTATCATAGCAAATTTATTTTTCTAAATCTGAACTTTCTATACTTTACTTTTAATTAATTTAATTCTTTGCTGTCTATAAAATTCTTGTGTATTTAAAACAAGTTCTTTAAAATTATTTAATTCTTCTTCTGTAAAATAACTTTTTAAATTTTTATTTGAATTTTTAACTAAATTCTGCATATTATTTTTTATCTTTTATTTCTAAATTTCTCCAGAACTCTTGATTTTTATATTTGGTTACTATGCTTTCAGGTAACAGTTCAGATGGTTTTTTAGACACCTTTTTTAACTCTTTTCTTACTTGGTGCATATCAGCAAAGCCATAAACGCCACTATCATTCTCTTGATGTAGATTTACCAGATTTTTAAAGTCATGTTTCTTATAGTATTCTTCACCTAAGTAATCATATACTTTTTTCATAGTAGTTTCTGGATCATTAACCAGATCATCATACTCAATTAGATGTAATTGTTTCTCTCTGTTATTCATTAACATCTCTTTAATACCTTGAGCACTCTGACCTATTATACCCATAGGGCCACATAATGTATCACAACGATTTTCGTCAGTTAAAGGTTGGCCAGTTTTAACTAACATGTCATCTAAAAAGTTTAATTTACCACCCACTTGATATGGATTTCTACGGTGCATATCTATAAATGATGTTAATATATCTAATATACTTCTTACAGGACATAATATTTTAGGTTCAATATTGAAATATGATTCTATAAAAGCAGGCCTGTTTGTCCACGATCTGTTCTTATCAAAAACTACAGGTTGTTTTACATCACTATAATAGTAAAAAATTAAATTCTTAATATAATCTTCTACTTGTTGTTTTTTAGGATAAGCAAAATACAACTCATCTTGATTAAAATTTTGTTCTAATGCTAACATTCCACCCACCACAGGAGAACTTGGTCCTGAATAGAAACGAGGGTTTTGATTTAGTATTGCCGATAACATTGTACTACCAGCTCTTGGTAGGCCTGCCATAAAGTAAAGTGTTTTTTTGTTTTCCATATTATTGTTTATCCACTGATTTGATTATTGTTTTTAAATTAAAGAGTTTTGTATTTTCCGTAAAAGGAAACTCTATTTCATTTCCATTAAAGTCAAAATCAAATAGATAACTTCCTGGTAGTTTAAAGTCATAAGGAACTTCTGTACATATATTATCATGTAGATTGTAACCAAATACTTTAGGTGAAGTACCGTTCCATAGAACTGTTGATTTTAAATTTAATGCGGCCGCTGCGTGTTGTAAACACGAATCTATAAAAATTCTTTTTTGACTCACCAACAATATACTAAAAAACTCCATAATAGATAATGCTTTTTGAGGAGTAGCAAATATAGGTTCAACATCCTTTAATTTCATAGAGTTCATTTTTGTGATTTGAAATATATGATAATCATTCTTATAATGATCCACTAAATCTTGTGCTAGATCCATAGGCATGTCTCTTGTCCAGGCATAAGGTTTAGCATCAGTCGTCATCATACCACCATTCGTATGAATTAACATAACCGGTTTTTCTCTTTTCCAATAACCTGTAGCAGCTTCAATTTGAAGTCTATTAAATTTGACTTCTGGTGTCTCACCACTGTATTTTAAATTATATAGATCAATCCAGTTTTGTATTAATTTTTTTTTCTTATGTATATGATTTGTTGTAAAATAAGGTTCGTGATGAAAAATTATAGAATCTTTATCCTGTACATATTCTTGATAAAAATATTTTGTAGCACCTAATTGATAAACTCTATCCACATAACTTAAATTTAAAAAGATATCAGGAAAAGCACAAGCTACTATTAATTTTCTATCTGGATGATTATTTTTAATTGCTTTTGCTACGGCAGTGGCAGCCACGTGTTTTCCCATGCCACCTTGTACGTGAAATATAGAATATTTTAAATTATCACTCATAATTATGTATTTAATATATCAAATTATGATATATTTGTCAAGTACTATTTATTCTCTAAGTCTTTAACTTTGTTTTCTAGTGTTTCAACTTTAGCGTTCAACTCTTTAATAGCATTAACTAACACTGGTACTAGATAATCATTTGTTAAGAATAGTTTATCAGGATTTTCATTAGAAACAATAACTGGTTTATCGCCTTCTAAAGCTAGTATTTCTTGAGCACTAAATCCATATCTTTTCTTACCATCACCAACTAATTCATTCGTTGTTCTATCTTTAAATGCAAACTCAATTGGATTTACATCTTTTAAGAAACCTAATCCTTTATTTACAGCACCATAGATACATTTATCTCTAGCGTCTGATACTGCTGTCCAAGCAACTTGTATTTGAGCACAAGTGTGGTTACAGTTACCCATTATAATTCTATCAGATTGAGTTGTAATGTTAGCTAGGCCATTAGCTCCACAACCAGATTGGCAACCAACAAAAATATTATTAGAACCTGTCGTATTAGATTGACCAGCAGTTTTTCCTAAGAAAATGTTGTCATGGCCGTCAGCGTTTTTTCCAGCGCTATCACCAATAAAAATATTATCGCCATTGTTAGTCAGACAAATACCTGCACAATTGCCTACAATAAAATTGTTGCTTCCATATACAACATTAGCTCCTGCTCTATTTCCTAAAAACGTGTTACTTGTTCCTGATAGTACTGAAGCTCCTGCTAAACATCCTGCAAAAAAGTTATGTACACCTGTACCACCATCCCCTGTGTTTAGACCTGCTACTCCTGTTGTAACGATATTCGATGAAAAAGTGCCACAAGCTTCAAAAGGAGAAGTTGCTACTGTGCTGCCACAAGATATAGTTTGAAATGAATTTCCGTTTACAGTAAATACACCTTCGCTTGTTAATTGAATAACATTTGAACCTGCTTTTAATTGAATTTGACCTGACTTAGTTGCACCGTTACTTACAGGAAGTCCAAGTCCAGCATAACGTCCAATAAGAATATTATCACATCCTGTAGTGTTATAACGACCGGCATAAAAGCCTAAAAAAGTATTATAACGTCCTGTAGTGTTACCACAACCAGCAGTACGACCTGCAAAAACGTTAGCTGTACCTGTTGTGTTTTGGTAGCCTGACGCAAATCCTAAAAATATGTTTTCAAAGCCTGTAGTGTTACAACGACCGGCATAAAAGCCTAAAAAAGTATTATGGCAACTTGTTGTGTTACTACGACCAGCTTCCCGTCCTAAAAATATATTATTAGCACCTGTTGTGTTACTACAACCAGCTTTAAAACCTATAAAAGTATTACATGCTCCTGTTGTATTACAAGCACCAGCATTACATCCAGCAAAGAAGTTATGTGTACCTGTTCCACCTGTACCTGTTCCTATACTAGCACCTGTTGAAACTATATTTGATGTGTTACAAGTATCAAATACGCTAGCGCCACCACCACCAACGGCAGTACCGTTAAGTGTTAAAGATCCAGCTGAACTTACTTTAAGTTCGTTAGAACCTGCTTTTAATACGATTTGGTTTGAACAACCAGCCGCATCACCTGCTGCGTATTTACCTAAAAATATGTTACATGAACCTGTTGTATTAGTTTGACCTGCGTATTGACCTAAAAATACGTTACTAGTACCCGAAGTGTTTAATCTACCAGCATAACAACCTAAAAATACGTTATTATTACCTGTAGTAAATCTACCAGAATCTTTTCCTAAAGCAACGTTTCCATTTCCTGTAATATTAAATAACCCTGAATGACGACCTATAAAAACGTTATTAATACCTGTTGTATTACAATTTCCTGCCTGTTTACCTATAAAAGTATTGTAACATCCTTCTGTGTTAGAAAGGCCAGAACACTCTCCTAAAAATACGTTATCAGAAGCTGTAGTATTTGCAAATCCAGCACATTTACCAGTAAAAATATTATTACAACCAGTTGTGTTACATTGACCAGTTTGAAAACCTACCATAATATTCGAACCACCAGTAGTTGTGTATTGTCCGGATTTTAAACCTATAAAAGTATTATGAGAACCTGTTGTATTCTCTTGTCCAGCCATACCACCTATAAAAGCAACGCCACAACCAGTAGACATTTTTTGACCAGCATAACGACCTATAATAGCATTGTACCGACCGGTTGTATTATAAATTCCAGCACCTATTCCAGCAAAAAAGTTATGACTTCCTGTTGTGTTACGACATCCAGCATTGTTACCTATGAAAGTGTTATAAGAACCTGTTGTATTACATTTTCCAGCATTTAATCCAGCAAAGAAATTTTGTGTACCTGTGTCGCCTGTACCCGAACATACTCCAGCAGCTCCAATTGAAACTATGTTTGATGTATTACAAGCAGCAAATAAGCTAGCACCACCACCACCTGATGAACCTGTGTAACCTATAGGGCCTTGTGAACCTTCTGATCCTGTGAAACCTACTAAACCTTGGTTAGCAAATTCTACCCACTGATCTGAATTTCCATCATTGTACCAGAAATATTGAATGCCTGATGTTTGATCAATCCAAATATCTCCGTACTGTTGACCTGAAGGAGGAGTAGCAGAAGTTGTAACTGTTAAATTACCTTCTGATCCTACATAACCTGTATCTCCTTTTGAACCTGAATAACCGATATCACCTTTTGAACCTGTGTATCCTTGTGAACCAACGAAACCAGTATCACCTTTTGAACCAACGTAGCCAGTATCACCTTTTGAACCTGTGTACCCAATATCACCTTTTGATCCTGTGTAACCTAATGATCCTGTATAACCAATATCACCTTTTGAACCTGTGTACCCAATATCACCTTTTGATCCTGAGTAACCTTTTGATCCTGTGTAACCGTCATTACCTTGAATACCTTGTGAACCAGTGTAACCATCATTTCCTTGATTGCCTTGATCGCCTTTTGAACCTGTAAATCCTGTATCTCCTTGATTACCTTTAGAACCAGTGTAACCTGAATCTCCTTTTGATCCTGTGTAACCAATATCACCTTTTGATCCTGTGTAACCAATATTACCTTTTGATCCTGTGTAACCAATATCACCTTTTGATCCTGTGAATCCTGTTGTTCCTGATAAATCAGAAACAAAACTGTATGTTGAACCATTCCATAAATATAATTTTGAATTATCAGCATCATTAACATCAACTGTAGTAATAATAGCAAATTCTCCAGCAACAATTCCTGATGGTGAAGTGTCTGCGTTTAATTGTGCTACAGATGAATATATTTTAGCAATGTTAAATCCTAAACCTGTATTACCTTTTGATCCTGTGTAACCTTGATTACCTTGATCACCTTTTGATCCTGTGTAACCAATATCACCTTTTGAACCTGTGTAACCAATATCACCTTTTGAACCTGTGTAACCAATATCACCTTGTGAACCAGTAAAACCTTTTGAACCTGTGTAACCTATATCACCTTTAGAACCAGTGTAACCAATATTACCTTGAGTACCTTGTGAACCAGTGTAACCTAAATCTCCTTGATTACCTTGATCTCCTTTTGAACCTGTGTAACCGATATCACCTTTTGATCCTGTGTAACCTAAATTTCCTTGATTACCTTGATCGCCTTTTGAACCTGTATAACCAATATCGCCTTTAGAACCTGTGTAGCCGATATTACCTTGTGAACCTACATAGCCAGTATTTCCTTGAATTCCTTGATCACCTTTAGAACCTGTGTAACCAATATCACCTTTAGAACCTGTATAACCTAAATCTCCTTTTGAACCAACAAAACCTGTGTCGCCTTTTGATCCTGTGTAACCTATATCACCTTTTGATCCTGTGTAACCGGCTGTAAGAGGTACTAATTCCCAAGCAAGTCCGTTAAATTTCCATGTACGATTACCTACTGAATAGGTTGAATTTGTTGCTGGATTTGAAGGAAAATTTATAGTTGGCATGTTTCTTTTTAACCTTTTAAGTTAGTTTAGTTAATTTAGTATAATTATTTATATAAAAAAAATGTTCAAAAGCAGTTTTTTTAAAAATATTTTTTTTTAATTCTATTTTAAAAAAATTATTTATAATATTCTTTTCCTTAACCATATGTTTTTATTCTTTGTCTTGGATAACAATTATTACTTGTAGGTCTACGTTTATAAGTACTTTTAGATACATTTCCACTTGTTTGTCTTTCTTTTTTATAGTACAAATATCTATTATTTGAGTTAGTTCCTGATTCTCCTAAACTATTATAAGGACTAGGAACATAGGTAGTATTCGGATACATTACACCAGGATCTATAATTTGATTCGTTGTACAATTATCTATTAAATACTGTAATGCTTCTGACTGTGTTGTAGAAGGCCATTGTTCAAGTAAGCATGCTAAAATTCCTGTTACCTGAGGACACGCCATACTTGTTCCTGATATAGAAGCTAATTTGTAATTACTATCTCTTGGATCATTTGCTAACGTAACATTAAATTCTGTGGCAGCATTATTATCATAAACGGCCCCTACAATATTAAAACCTGGAGCATAGATATCAACTCTACTTCCATAATTACTAAAAGACGATTTCATATCCCATCGAGTAGCGTTTGTAGAACCCACACATATTATATTATTGCCTGCTGCAGGAGAAGATCCTCTACAAAGATAATAACCAGAATTAGATATATTATTGTAATCTAAATCTCCAGATTTAACCATTTTAGCATAACTATTTCCAGCAGCTGCTGTTATAATTATACCATCATTAACAAGATCTGTAATATCTGCTTCCATTCCTGCATATATAGGGCCAACATCTATAACATAATTTGAACCAAGTATTTGTGTTACTACATTAATTCCACATTGTTGTTCTAAAATAGTTTTTTTCTCAGCAACAGTTTTTCCTGTTAAATCAATTGTTGTTCCTCTATAAGTTACTGAATTTAAACCTGATATAAAAAGATATGATGTAAATTTCCAACTATTATTTACAATTGTAGGATTTTTTCTACCTGTAGCAGAATTAATAGGTTTACTTGCGTGAAAGGCTCTAATATAATCATATATATAAAGAACCCAATCACCTGATGGTTTATTTGTTCCCGTATAATCAAAATTTATATTATAAATGTTTGCGTCTCTTGCCCATCCTTGTGTATTACCAGCAGCAGTACTTGCTACATGAGTTCCATGACCACCATCAAAAGTATATTCATAATTTCCTGTTGTTGAAATTCCTAACGAAGCACTATGTTGAAACCAATTATATTGAATCGCTCTTGAACCTCCTGTGCCGTCAACATTCACAGCAAATTCAGGATGATTAATATTAAGATGATCGTCAACAATTACTACATCTACATTTTTTCCTGAACTTGTTGTAGTTAGTGATTGAGTTGTTTGAGTAAAGTCAGCATAAGCAGTTCCATTCCAATAATCTGTTGTAGAATTTCCCCATCCAGATAATTGAGATCCTCTTGTAACTCTTTCTAATCCCCAATTTTTATCATTCGTGTCTATTGTAGGATGTTTTTCAAAATTTGCTGTTTGATTCCATAATTTTCCTGGCTCTACTGGAATTATTCCTGGAGTAACACCAAGAGCACTAGGCAGTTGTTCTACGGCAAAAACTCTACTATCATTTTTTAATTTTTGTGATTCTTCTTCTGTAAGAAGATAATGTGTGCTTCGGCTAATTTCTCTTAGTTGAGCAATTTCAACTTTTCTATTTGGAATGTAATCTGTACCATTTTCAGAATCCATATCATCATAAAAAGAATCCACATCCGATTTATTTTTTACGGTAACTATATACTCTTTAAATTCAGACATTTTAAGTTTCTTGTTGTATTAATGTCAATGTAACGGTAATTGTTGTAGTGCCTCCACTTAAATTTACAACTTTTGTAGGTATTGTAGTTGTAACAGGACTTTCATTATTAAATCCTAATGTTGATGGTGTTATTAAAATAGTTTGAGCACCTGTTGTAATAACTTCTGCTATTACACCAGAACCTGGTAATGGATCTGTAGTTTGTGATCTACTACTATCTGATGTTCTATTAGTGCTGTCAGTATATAATGTTACCCAAGCTGCGGCTGATGTTTGTATTTTTAAAAGATGATAAGATTTAAATCCTGTTATATTTAAATTTTCAGAAGCATTATTTGCTAAACTTGAAGTTGTTCCTGTAACTGTTGTTCTATTATTCAAACCACCATTAGCGCCGGCTGAACCAGTATACCCTATATCCCCTTGTGAACCTGTATATCCTCCTGATGGACCTTGTGAACCGGTGTAACCAATTGCGGCATAAGCCCCAGAAGAACCAGTGTAACCAACACCTGCTGATCCTGTATAACCTAAACTGCCTGTATAGCCTGTAGCTCCTTGTGATCCTGTATAACCTATACTGCCTGTATAACCAGCTCCTGCCGAACCTGTATATCCTAAACTGCCTGTATAACCTGTAGCACCTTGTGAACCTGTATATCCACTTCCACCTGAACCTACCGTAGTTCCGTTAAGTGTAAAAGCACCAGCTGAATTTACTTTAAGAGTGTTAGTACCAGCTTTTAATACAATTTGATTTGAACAAGTAGCTCCATCACCTGTTACACCACAACCTATTAAAATGTTATTAATTCCTGTTGTATTAGAACTTCCAGAATATTTACCTAAGAAAGTGTTACCACATCCTGTTGTATTATATTTACCAGAATTACATCCTATAAAAATATTATTATTAGCTGTTGTACTACAAAAACCTGTTCCATAACCTATAAAAGTATTGTCAGAACCGGATGTTTTATAACCTGATTGTTGTCCTATAAAAGTATTATTACAACCAGTACTAGAATATGTTCCTGCCTCATTTCCTACATTAAAATTATTTGAACCTGTTGTTGTACATCTACCACTACTGTCTCCTAAAAATATATTGTTAGTACCTGTAGTATTACATTTACCAGAATATCTTCCTAAAAATATATTGTTATTAGCTGTGGTGTTAGCTCTTCCACTAAATAATCCTACAAAAATATTATGAGCTCCTGTAGTGTTACAAATTCCAGTATCAGCACCTATAAAAGTATTTAAAGATCCATCTGTATTTTTAAATCCAGCACATCTACCTATAAAAGTATTATATTTTCCTGTTGTAGTACAACGGCCAGCACCAATACCTATAAAAGTATTATAACAACCTGTCGTGTTAGCAGCACCAGCACATTGGCCAGCAAAGAAATTATGTAAACCTGTTCCGCCTGTACCTGTGCCTATGCCAGCACCTGTTGAAACTATATTTGATGTGTTACAAGTAGCAAATGGGCCTGTTGTTCCAGCTGATCCTGTAAATCCTGTTGTGCCTTGTGAACCTGTAAACCCAGCTCCTGCTGATCCTGTATAACCTAAAGAACCTGTATAACCAATAATTCCTTGATCTCCTTGAGAACCTGTAAAACCAGCACCTGCTGATCCTGTATATCCAATATCTCCTTTAGAACCTGTATATCCAGCACCGGCTGATCCTGTGTATCCAATATTTCCTAATGAGCCTGTGTAACCTGTAGAACCTTGTGAACCTGTGTAACCTGTAGAACCTTGTGAACCAACGTAACCAATATTTCCTAAAGAGCCTGTGTAACCAGCTGAACCTGTGTAACCAACTCCTGATGATCCTGTATATCCAATATTTCCTAAAGAGCCTGTGTAACCAGCTGAACCTGTGTAACCAACTCCT